ATAGTTTTCTATATCCTGACTAGTAAGATTTGACTTACACTTAAATAAATGAATTTACGTTTCCTACGTAAAATTGCAAAATGGATTATTCCTTGGCGATTTGAATTTAAATTACCGGATGAGGTGATTTATCATAGAAATCGAATTGTTATGGAGAGTGCATCAAAGTTTTACACCTTTACTGAAATTGAGGAAGTACTTCAAAATCGGCGATCAGACTTTAGTGATTCTGCTGTAATTAACAATTTTTTGTTAACCGAGCAACCTAAACATGATATCCCATATGATGAAAACTTCTATTCAGCTATAGATGTAACACGTGAGATGTTTAAACCATCTGAAGAATTGTATCCAGTAGCGTATCCAGACTTAAGGTATTATCCTTGGACTTTACCAACGAGTGCAGAAGCACCATGGAATCTTAATGATTTCAAATTTGTTCCTTTTCAAACGGAATATGATTGGCATGATCCAAAATGGAGTTATTTTAAGAATAAGATTGGCAAGTACTTTACGACTAGAGAGTGGTTAAGGTACAAACAGGCGATCGGATTGACGCAAGATGATACTCCAAACTTTCATAATTTATATAACGAGATTTTCGTTTATAATAGAAGTTTAATTCATGGTATTAAGTATGGATCCAAACAGTTTTGGGATGATGATAATCAACCTATTACTTATTATTGGAATACATTACATTCAAGATCACATGTCGTCGCTAAAGACGAACCAGATAAAATTAGAGCTGTTTTTGGAGCAACTAAGCTCTTACTTCAAGCTGAGAATTGTTTTATTTGGCAAATGCAGCGAGTCTACCTCAATAATGATGATGGTAAACTCTTGTGGGGACGAGAAATGATGAAAGGTGGCTGGCGTAAGCTAACAGATGAGATTAATCATCATGGATCACCTAAAACTATTATCAGTATTGACTGGTCTGAATTTGACCGACGTCTTCTTTTTGTACTGATTAATATAGTTCATTGGATTTGGAGAGGTTATTTTAATTTCAATTTCTACCATCCAACGTCATTTTATCAAAATCCGAAACCTAAAGATCCAGAGCATATGGAAAGATTGTGGAGATGGATGTGTCATAGCATCAAATACAACCCAATTCTTCTTCCAGATGGAAGGCTGTATCAATGGACTTATAACGGATTCGGTTCAGGCTACCAACAGACACAATTGATGGATACTTTTGCGAATAGCATAATGATCCTAACTTGTCTTAAATCACTTGGAATTAATATAAAATCTAAAAAATTTTGGATTAGAATTCAAGGTGACGATTCATTGGTTGCTTTTTTTGAACGAGTTTTCGACATTTACGGACCAGGATTTCTAGAAATGCTAGCACAAGCGGCTAGATTCTATTTCAATGCAAAATTGAATGTTAAGAAATCGATGGTTAGTAATAGACTTGACGGCATGACCGTTTTAGGCTATTTCAATAAATATGGTTTACCATATAGAACAGACGAAGACTTACTGAGACACTTGTTCTTTCCAGAACGAGACCAAGATTGGACACGTCTTGCAGCTTCAGCTATGGGCTTAGCCCTTGCTAGTTGTGGATGCTCAATTAGATTTTTTAAATGTTGCGAAAACATTTGGAATGAATTGGTTATTAAAAGAGGTATTAAGCCTAGATTTAGTACTTTAAGATGGATGGAACGTGCAGGCATGATTGAGAGGGCCGAGGCCCTTGAAAAATCAGACTTTCCAGATTTTATGACGATAAGATCCGAAGTTTGGTCTATGCCAATAAGAGAGGAGTCAGCGAAACAGAGACTTTGGCCTACGAAGCCAGGTTCCGCTGGAAGATTTTACTTTCTTTCTACTGCGCCAAAAATTTGCGCG